AAAGGAAACTGTGAGTGAATGAGTTAAACACAGGTGAAATTATAGCCGAACTAACCATTGACAGTGATAAGATTGATGAACTAACAGGTGAGTTAGAACAAAAATTCTCTATCATAACCACAGATGATATACGCAAGGATATTCATAGTTGGTATCGTGGTGGTATCAAAAAAGGTAATGGGCTAGGGTTTCATCATACTAATGAGGGATTTCTCATAAGACCACATGAAATTACAGTGGTATCAGGCACAAATGGTTCAGGCAAGACCATGTGGTTATCACAGGTAGTGTTAAAGCAATTACAAAGTGGCACAAAGTGCATTATAGCCAGTTTAGAAATGCACCCTATATACACTTGTAGCCGAATGATGACACAGTTAGAAGGTCATGCAGATGTTACAGATGACTGTATTAATAACTTTGTGGATATAATGAAAAATAAACTATATATCTACAATCAAGCCAATGTAACTAAAACAAGAACCATCTACGCTATGATTGAATATGCCTACAATATTTTAGGCTGTAAAATTATAGTGATAGATAGTTTGATGAAGATGAATGATATTGCAGAGGATAATTATGATGCACAGAAGAAGTTTGTAGACCAATTAACTTCAATGTGCCGTAAATACCCTATTCATATCTTTCTAGTGGCTCATACAAAAAAAATGCGTGATGTGTATGAACACCCATCTAAAAATGATGTGCATGGCAGTAACCACATTGTCAATCTTGCAGACAATCTGTTGACTGTATGGAGAAATAAAATGAAAGAAAAACAAATGGAGGATGATAAACTATCAGATGAGCAAATAAGAAATATCCCTGATGCTAAAGTCTTTGTGCAAAAACAAAGGAACTACATAGGGGAAAACGGAGAGCCTACTTTTAACTTTTATTATGACCGAAAGGGCATGAGATATAGGGATAGACCATGACAATAAACGAACTAATCAAGCAATTAAAAGAAACATTTGGAAATGATATACAATACAGAGCCGTATCCAAAGACGGAAAAGTCTTTAAAACTCAAGGGTTTGATGATACGAAAAATAGTGTTGACAATCGTTTCAAAGTGTAATATATTGTAAATACATATTAACAAGGAGAGTAAATATGAGTAAAATTAAAGAGCAGTATGAATATCTACAATGGCAAATACAAGCCATGCAGAATGATTTACAAGAACTAGGTCAGCGTATGGATGACAGACAGCAGATGATGACCGATGAGCAACAACAACAGGAGAGTAATGATGGCAGATAAAAGTAAGTTTCAAGAATTAAGAGTATTAGATGTTTCTAAATACATAGAAAAGAAAGGTCAGTTTAGCTATTTGGCTTGGGCACACGCTGTAGACATATTGCTACAACATGACCCTCTGGCAACATGGGAATACCATGAGCCACAAATCTTTAATGACAGTATGATGGTCACTTGCACAGTCCATGCGTTTGGTAAAAGTATGACCATGCAGTTACCTGTGATGAACTATAAAAATCAAGCCATCAAGAATCCTGATGCGATGCAAGTTAATACAGCTATGCAAAGATGTTTGGCAAAAGCAATAGCTCTACATGGAATAGGGTTATATATCTTTCAGGGTGAAGATTTAGCAGATTTAGACCCATTAGATTTAATTAAGAATGTATATGAAACTCAAGGCATTGATGGGGCTAGAGCCGTCTACAATAAGATGGATAATGAAGCTAGAAAGAAATGTCAGCCATTTTTGGAGGAGATAAGAAATAACAATAAGGAGAGTCAAGATGGAACAACGCACTGAAGAATGGCATCAGGCTAGGTTAGGTAAGGTCACAGCATCTAATTTATCCAATGTAACAGCATCAACAAGGTCAGGCGAATCTGCCTATCGTAGAAACTATAGATTAAGATTAATAACAGAACGATTAACAGGTCAGCCAACAGAATTTATAATAAATCAAGCTATGCAACATGGTATTGATACAGAAGATGAGGCAAGAGACTTTTATGTATTTAAATACAATGATGTAGAAGAAGTGGGCTTTATAGACCACCCTACGATAGACATGGCTGGTGCTAGTCCAGATGGATTAGTTGGTGATGATGGCTTAATTGAAATAAAATGCAGACAGCCACATAACCATACAGAAACATTAATCTCTAATCAAATACCAAGCAATTACAAGTTGCAGATGTTTTGGCAAATGGCTTGTACTGGTAGAAGGTGGTGTGATTATGTATCGTATTGTCCGTCATTCCCTGAAGAACTAAAAATGGTAGTTATTAGATTGGAATGGAATGATGAGCAAATCAAATTACTTGAAGAAGAAGTAATAAAGTTCTTAACGGAGGTTGAGGACACCATTAAATTTATTAAGGAGAACAATAATGGCTAAAAAGTTGTATGATATATCAGTAGTAAACGGTAGCTATACCGATGTAGAAGGTAACAAGAAGAACAGATACACTAATATTGGTGTTATCATGGAAACAGATGATGGTAATTCTTTTGCATTGATTGACAGAAGTGCAAACCTAGCAGGATTTCCATATGATGAAAGCAAAGGTAACTCTATTGTTGCATCATTGTTTAAACCTAATACAGATGGTCAGAAACAAGCACCAAAACGAAATGTTGAATCTGTATCAGAGATGACAGATGACATCCCGTTCTAATTGGGTTTCTAGGGCGATACCTGTTGCTAATTTAAGGTATTTACCTAAACACGCAGTAAAAGTAGGTGGAATTAGGGGTAAAAAAGGATTTGTGACGGTTAGGCTGTGTGCAGACTGGATAAAAAGAGCAGATTCTAAATATAAGGTATTATTTAGGGGGATGTAACTCCCCCTATTTAGTATGAATTACTTGTTGCAAACATACATTGTAACTTCAAAGCCGAAACGCATTTCTGTTGCTGATGGTTTTGTCCACATAATGTTGCCCCTTTCTAATGAATTTGTAATCATTGATTACATGGTGTAATTATACTCTCTATATAAATAGAGTATAACAATGGAGAATTATTTTATGCTAAAGAAAATACTTAAATATATTGTTCTTTTCATAATGTTATTTCTTATATTAGGGATATATATACATTATGATTTAATTAAAGAACAGCCTAGACCTGAATTTATTTGTTATAAAGGTAAGTTATTAAAAGCATTGGAAATTGACGATATTTATGTTAAGGTTGTGGGTACTCAATGTGAGTTATTTGAAGATTTAATTATTGTAGACAAGGAGGTAGTGAAGTGAGCGATGCAATTAATCCTGACCACTATAAAATTGGAGGGATAGAAACATTTGATGTCATTAAAGCAAAGTCAACAACAGAAGAGTTAATTGGCTATTGCAAAGGTAACAATAGGAAGTATTTAGATAGACGAGGGCATAAGCAATCTGTGAATCTATCTGAAATAGAAAAACTTAAAAATAGAATAGAAGAGTGTGATAAACAAGCATGGTATTTAGAAAAAGAGAAACAAATCTATACCGAACAACTTGCTAAACTATCTTCTCCTAAATTAATGCCTGATGAGTGGATAGAAGACCCACTGCATGACGAAAATTAAATTGGGAGGGCAGGTATGCCACAAATGTAAACAGCCTGCAAACACTTATGACAAGAAACAATGGTGGTGTGGAAGAGACTTGTCAGCACATGGGATATGTAAGAATGATAACAAGAAGAATAGCGATAGAGGGTGAATGGTTCACTGTTCAGTTTTTTAAAGAGGAGGATGGAAGCATTAGAGTTGAAGTAGAGCATGAGATTAGGGGAAAATACTATAAAATGTATCCTGATAACAAAATAATCCTAGACACAGAGCAGTCAATAGATTAGAATAAGGATAATATAAATGAGAAGTATTTTAGCTGCCTCCAAATCGCATTGCCTACAATGCGTTTACTCTCCAAACGGCTAGGATGCTTCTCTTTTTTTTATGTTTGAATATGTATTAGTTGTATATATTACAATGAAACAACCAGAATATATTGGACATTTTGTAGATTGTGCAACAGCCAATGAGTATGCTATGAAGCATTATCCAAAGGCAGAATATACAAGTTGTCTACACGAAGACTATATTAATTTACCATTTGGGTTGATTAAAAAGGAGATTAAATAATGGGTAAGGGTTCATCAGCCAGACCAATCCCCAATCGTAAACAGTTTGAGGATAATTGGGACAAGATATTTGGAAAGAAAGAAACCAGCAAACCTAAACATACCGACAAGAAAAAGACTGACTGATTTAGGTTATCTTGTTGAGAATGTAGAGAAGTATAATACATTCAGTCGCCAGAAGAATGACTTATGGGGGTTTATAGACTTCTTGGCTATTAGAAGAGATGAAGTGTTAGCAATACAGGTCACCTCTAAAGCTAATATGTCTAGTAGACGAAAAAAAATTGCAGAGCATGAAAATGTAGGGAAAGTGCGTGAAGCTGGAATACGCATTGAGTTATGGGGATTTTATAAGGAGGGTAGAAAATGGGAAGTGAAGATAGAAGACTTGTCGTAAAATCAAGATATGACTTTGCTGATTATAGATACACACTAAAAGGCAAAGAGTATAAAAGAAATCAAGCCATTAATATGATACTGGATGTGCTTGATGTGAAAGCAATGACCATTAATGAGTTGTCTGAAATGTTTAAAATAGATGGTCAGCCTATGCTTAATCTGATAAAGGTTATGAGAGAGAATAACTTAATCACCAATACAAAATTAAGAAGAAATGGTCATTACTTATTTAAGTCTCGTGATGACTGTTTATTAGCTAAAGTCATGTATCCTGTAGACAAGGTTGAGCAATCATTTACTGTAAAAAGCTCAAAGAAAAGAATGGTAGATGAAGGAACTTCTAAAAGCGAAATGAGCTCTAAATACAATATTTCTTATGGTAATTCTTATTATAATAGTGTGTATTGGGGTGAGTAATGGAGATGGATAGATTATTAGAGTTGTTGGATAAGTGGAAACGATACATGAACTCTGACAATCATAAGCTAGGTTATCCTAGTAAGTCTCTAGGAATGTCTAGTGGAGGTGAATCTAGTTATGATGCGTTTGATGAGATGTATGAAGATGTAGAAGATACCAATGTAAGAACAGTTGATGCTGTGATTCATAGTCTCCCTAAAGACCAAAAAGAAGCCATTTATGCTCGTTATCTTAATACTAAAAAGCCACAGTTGTATGAATACAAACTACAAATAGCTATAGATAATCTACTCACCATTGTAGGTAGGAGGGTAGGAGCATAATTAACATACCTATATCAGATGAAGTAGCAAGATATAGTTATGATATTGTTAAGCGTTACAGTCTGGGTAATCGTGGTTATGCAGATGGAGGGTTCAAAGAACAAAGAATTGGAGTTGTAGGTCAATACATGATATGTAATATACTAAACTTACACAGTGACTTTAGTGGTGGGTTTGATAACGGAATAGATTTTGTATTAAATGGCAAGACTTATGATGTTAAGACAATGGGGAGAACATCGTATCCTAAAGACTATTATGTAAATAATCTAATAGGCATGCAGGCAAAGTATGAAGTGGATAGGTATGTATTTTGCAGTCTACATAAAATAGACAAAGTATTGACTATATGTGGATGGATAGATAAAGATGAGTTTATTGATAAAGCAAAGTTCTTTGGCACAGGTCAAGAAAGAACTAGGTCAGATGGTAGTAAGTTAATTACTAAATGTGATTTGTATGAACTAGAGAATAAGTATCTAGTGCAATCTAATACTATAGATGAGTTTAAGTCCCAACTACTGCTTCCAGATTAAATTTAACCAGTATTTTAACTGTTCTACCCTCTCTTCATCTGTTAGCTTATCTAACCACTCCTGTCGCTTCCATAGAGGCTTTTTAGAGAGGTTTAATGCTTCACAGTATCTTTGGTATTCTTTGCTGTAATTATCTGTTTGTGAGCCGTCTGGCAGTGTTATATCACGCTTGTTTTTAATCATCTAACTCTGGAATGTCTGCATAGATAGAATCTATTACTATTTCGATAGACGAGCCGTCAGACAAGAAGATAGTCATAGTGTCTTCACCATAAGTAATGGCAACTTCCTCTATAATCTTACCTGTCATAACCTCTGCTATTCTATCAATATCCATAATTCTCCCTAAATGCTGATGGCGGATTGTAACTTTTTCATCTGTGGAATCTTTTTGTTGCTCCTCGACCATTTTCCGCAAGAGTTGCAACGAAGTCTCTGATAAACGGTATTTGTATTGCAAGAAAAACCTCTTTTCTGTAAACTGCTACTACCACAGTTAGGACATACAACACCCTCTGTGAACCCATTGTGGTTTGGATGGTTTCTAATCCAAGATAACATCTTTTCATAGACCTTTTCCAACAATACAACATCTTGGATATTATACTTCTTCATCATATCCCAAGCCTGCTTATCTTTATTCATGCACCGTATCCACAGTTCATGACCAATATGTTTTACTTTTTCACCAAGACCTAATGCTTGAGCAACATAGTCAAGTTTATTACTAGGAAATTTAAACTTACTACGGCTAGTTCTTAATAGGTCTATCTCTCTGTAAGGTGATGGTGGAGTTAGTCCTAATAGTAGAAACTCTTTATTGAGAGTGGGTATATCAAACTTTGTGCCATTGTAATGAATGACTGCATCAGCTTCATCTAATAGTTTGTAGATTTCTTTTACCATCTTCTTATGAGATGTTTCCATCATAGAACTAAAGTAAACATCTTT